CTGCTAGTATTTTATTAGATGAGCAAAATTCTGAGTATTTTGTATTTGTAAATATGATAGGTCATCATTTTGACATTATCTATACTTATATAAATCATTTAAAAACGATTCACTCTAGAGAACAACATCCTTTAGATGGTATTAGTAAAGAACTATTAAATTCTGTAGCAGATTCATTTGGATGGAAATTAACTAATTCTAAAAAGAAAAATAGCCTTTGGCAATATATTACAGGATTAGATTCTAACGGAAATTATTTACAATCTGGAAGTACTACTCCAACAATATCATCAGAACAATATACTGTTGAGGTTTGGAATCGTATTGTAAATAACTTACCATATTTATTAAAAACAAAAGGTACAAAAAGATCTATTCAAGCATTAATGTCTTGTTATGGAATTCCTTCTACTATCATTAATATTAAAGAATATGGTGGTCCAACACAAAATGATATTAGACCTTTATGGAAAGTAGATAAATTTTTATATTCATTAGAAGTTGGAAATGCTGGTAATGAACAAGTATCTATTCCATGGAATAAATTAGCATCTACAAATAGAATGCCAGATTCAATTCAGTTTAGATTTAAACCAGACCCATCTGTTATTTTATATCCTAGAACATTATTAAAAACAGATAATGCTAATCCATACTTTTATATTACATATGACCAACCTTCAAATTATAATGCTAAAGATGGTCAATTAACTTATTATGTTTGGCAGGGAGGTTCTACTTATGTTAGTGGTACATTAAATAACGTTCCAATGTTTAATAATGATTGGACATCTGTATTATTAACTAGAACTCCATTAACTGCATCTACTGAAACAACTACATTCCAAATTCAAGCAATAGTTAAGAATTATGAGAATATAGTTTATAATCAATCTAGCTCTTTTACGGGTACTAATTTGTACTATAATTCTGGTAGTAATATACTTATAGGGTCTGCTAGTTATAGTACGTCTAATAGATCATATGACGGTAATTTGAGCGAATTTAGATATTGGTCATATATTTTAAATAATGATGCTCATGAACAATTTGCATTGAATCCATTATTTTATGGAGGTAATGCAGATCCTGATGCATATAACTATTTAAATTTTAGACTTCCATTTACTTATCTTAGTGATATATCTGGATCAGCTATAAATTATTATTCAGTACATCCAAATCAAGGAATTAATAGTTTTTCTGGGTCAGTTGGTTCGTATGCACAACTAAATAATTTTGTAGATACAGATTTAGGTGGCGAAGACTATACAACATATGTAGAAGTTCCTAGCTTAGGGTCTGATAATATTATTACTAATAAAATACGTATTATTGATACACCATCAAATGCTTCATTAAATACAAATATATCTGCAGAGAACAATACTGCAGTTCAATCACCAATCGATACAAATATAATCGGTGTATATATGTCGCCTCAAGAGATGATAGATTCTGATATTTATAATCAATTAGGTTATTTTGAAATTGATGATTATATCGGAGACCCTGCGGACCAAAATAATTCATATTATACAGATTTAAAAACTATACAATATCAATATTGGAAAAAATACAATTCTAAAAATAATTTACCATTATTATTAAAGTTGCTTTCTGTATATGATTATTCTTTCTTTGATCAATTAAAACAATTATTGCCTGCGCGTGTAACTCCTAGTGTAGGTATTACAATTAAACAAAATGTATTAGAAAGAAGTAAGATTACAATTCTAGATGACTTTACTGCAGTAAGACCGATGTATGAAGATACAATTGATGTATCAGAAATTATTCTTGTATCTGGAGATTATCCAACATATTCTGCTAGTATTGATTTGACAAATCAGTTAGAAGCGCCAGGAATTTATAACTATAGTTCTAGTAGATATGAAGCAGGAATAGGAACAGTGCCAGTAATGGTAAGATATGAGCCGACAGGTTCTACGGTTACTAGAAATACATTATCAGCAACTCGTCAAGTATTTTACCCGATTTATGAATCTGAATATAGCGCTAGTATACAAAATTATAGTAGAGTATCTAGTTCATATAGAGCTGCAGAGGTACAAGATTATAATTATGAATTAGCAGCATATAAAAGGCCTAATTACGAAGGTACTAAAATATCTTCTCCAGGTTATAATGTTCCTAGTAATGATTTACCAGATAGGTCAGCTGTTATTTATATAACAATTGTAACCCCAGGAACTTTAAGAAATAACCCTGCAATTCCTACAATACCAACCACTACAGGGACAGGTATAGTACCAGTAACTAACCCTCAAGATGCTGTTCGTACCGGTACTCTTAGTTTACAACCAATATTAACAGGATACTCGAATACAGGATTTAATATTATACAATAATCAAGTAAAAATTGGGGTCAATATATAATTATTTAAAAATAGAAGACATTATAATATGGGATATTTAAATAACTCTAGCGTAACAGTAGACGCTATATTAACTACAAAAGGCCGTCAAAAATTAGCTAGCGGAAATGCTGATGGCTTAGGTGTTGCGTATTTTGCACTAGGAGATGATGAAGTAAATTACGATTTATGGAACCCATCTCATCCATTGGGAAGCGACTATTATGGTATTATTATTGAGAATATGCCAGTTTTAGAAGCATCTCCAATTCCAGAGCAAAATTTAAAAAGTAAATTACTTACTTTACCTAAATCATCTACTACATTAGCAACAATTGTACCATCACAAACATCAATTGGTACTAGTTTAACTAGTCCAGGATTTAGCTATGGAGCATCTGGGGTAGCATCAAGTATAACTCCATTACAATATAAAATTACATTTGGGTTATCTGATCCATCAGTAAATAATAATACATTAGGATATACCGTATATTTTGATTCTAGATATTTTTCAGTAATTGCATCTGCAGTACCTCCAGCAATTGCTGCTACTCCAGGTATAACGACTAGTTCTGCAATTGGATTTAATTTAGGAGATGCAAGTACATTATCTTCAGTTATAACAACAGCAGAAATTACATTGATACTTAAATCTAATGCACCTTCAGACTTTTTAAATGCAGTACCGGTAGGTTCATCAATTCAACAAAATATTTTCGTTCAAGGTAATGAAATAGGAGGTAAATATACTATACCAGTATATATTAAAAGATTAACTACTTTATCTTAATTAATTAAAACAAATGAGTCAAACATTTAAAACAATAGTACCGGCATCTGATATTGTAAATGCTACAGATCAGATAGTTACAGCCCCATTATGGAGTAATAATATAGGTACATTGATTACATACTATACCAGTTCACTATTAACTGCTACACAAAAGCAATATTATTATGAGGTAGTAGATTCTACTAGTACAAGTGCCAGCGGACAGTTTGCTGTATCATTTGGAAATCGTTTAGGTAGTGGTAGTTATTCTGGCGGAGGTTCATTAAATGATTCTCCTACAAGAGCAATTTATTCACAATACAGAAGTATTTTATTAGATCCTTCAGATTCACAATTTACTTTTTATGGTGGAGTTAATTCGGATAATATTTATGCTATATCTGTTAACAGAGCCCGTTTAAAAGAAAAATTAAATACAGGTACTTGGCAATTAAATTTAGCAGAATTAAATGGTCGAGCATTTGCAAACTCCGTATATACTGGTAGTAATGTTCAAGTGTCATCTTCAAATAAACTTCTTAGTTTAATAGATGATAGTTCGGCTGCATCTAGTATTGCTAGATCAAATGGTGGTAGAGTTTATAATATTGTATCTGGATCAGTTGCTAATGGTATTTTCGGTGGAAGTATAACTGCAGCTAATACATATGGATTAGTATACCCTGATTTAGGATTATTAATTTTAAATGCTACTATGTTAGATAGTTATTTATCATTTAATACAGTAACGGCATCATATACAGCAGTTGGTAATGATTTAGTACCAGGAGGAAACAATGCATGGAAATTGTATACTTCAATATCAGGAGCAGCTGCTATAGGTTCATCTTATGGATTTACTGCTAGAAATCAAGAGCAAGTAAAATCACAAATTGTATTTGTAAGAGCATATAATCAAGAATTTAACTTTTCAAATAATCCTACATTCGTAACTGGTTCAAATAATGCTATAGCACAACCACTAATGACGGGTAATCCTCAAGTATATATTACTTCAGTAGGATTATATGATTCATCTTATAATTTAGTAGCAGTTGCAAAATTAAGTAAACCATTACTTAAGACTTTCGATCGAGAGCTTTTAATAAAGGTTAAATTAGATTTTTAAAATAATAAAAAGCTCGGTCATCCGGGCTTTTTTACTGAATATATTTTCATGATGATATTTATATTAAAGGATAACCATTAATGGCAGAAATAATCGGGTTCAGTTCTATTCTAGATTCAAATGTAACTAAATACACTGCACATAAAAACTGGAGCTTTACATCACAATCATTTACTCAAAACGGATATAGCGTATTACGTGGTATTTATCCAAATAATACTATTATCGCAATCAGCAGTTCAACTGCAGCCGGAGAATATCGTAATTATGATGGCTCATACATGAAAAATGTATATTATGGTATCGATCATCTGTATTATAATTTTTACTCAAAATATGGATACATTAATTATGATTTAGGAGGATTTACTAGAACATTAAATCATGATTTTTTAGTATATGCAATACCAAGAATTAAAACCGGTGATAAAATTAAAAAATCTAGCGTAAATTTAACGTATATTGATAAGTATAATGAATCTATACCTTTAGAAGATAATGGATATAATGAGCTTATAGACACAAGAATAAATACATCTAGTTTTGTAAATACTCCCATTGTTTATTTAGGATTTAATGATGGGTTTAATTCGAATAAACTAACAAACGAATATTCTGAATATGATGTAAGTTATATACCGGGTATATCTAGCAGCAAATATACTCATGGATATCAAGCTTCATTTAATGGTTCTTCATCTGCTGTAATTGTTACTAATTCTAATAACGATTGGTTTAATTCATTTGATAATGATTTTGCAATATCATTCTGGATAACTCCAATAACTCCTGCAGGTGCCGCAGATCAAACAGTAATATCTAAAAAATGGCTTAATAATGTATTATCAAATGCATATCCATTTCATATTAATTACAATTCTTCAGGTCAGACATTAGAATGTTTTAAATCTGATGGTATAAATACAACATCATTAAATATAGACTCATTATTAGATACTCAAGCTCATATAGTATTGCAAAAAACAGGCAGTAATATAGAAGGATATTTAAATGGAAGTTTATTTTCTAGTATAGCAGATGCCGTAAATGGGAAAGTATCAAATCATAGTAATATCTATATAGGATGTACAAGTAAAACTAATACCAGCGTTACAAATCCATTTAATGGATATTTAGATGAGATGCGTATTTTTGATAGAGCATTAACAGCTGCTGAAATTACAAGTTTAAGTACTTTAACTGATACCGATTATTTAGCACTACAAACTAATAAAGTTGGAAATGTATTTTATGAACAAGGTATGGTAATATATTCTCCATATCAAAATGAACTTATAACCGGGTCATATGGAACTAAGGACTTTACATTGACTTATAAGAGTAGTTTAGATATTGAGCAGTATAAATATTATATAAACGTACCAATGGATAAATATAATACAAGTACTAATCCATCATTGTACGATTTAACTGGCAGCTTAAATTCATTCGCAACAGGTACAGATTTTCACCCATATATAACTTCAATAGGATTATATGATGAAAATTACCAATTAATCGCTGTTGCTAAGTTAGCAGCACCAATTCCAAAAAGAAATGATATTGATCTAAATTTTGAAGTAAGATTTGATAGATCATAAAAATAAATAAATGTTATGGCAAAAAAGAAGTTTTCGATTAGAGCATTAGCTCGTAAACATGGATATAGAAGTGGCTTAGAAGATAAAATATCAGAACAACTAAAAACTACCGATAAAGTATGGAGTTATGAGTCTGAAAAGTTAAAATATACAATCCCAGAGCGTGTTGCTACATATACTCCTGATTTTATTCTTATAAAACAAAACGGAGAAAAAATGTATGTAGAAACAAAAGGAAGATTCACGGCTGCGGATAGAAAGAAAATGAAATTAGTAAAAGAAAATAATCCTTCTTTAGATATCAGACTTTTATTTCAAACTCCAAATAATCGTATTACTAAAGCATCAAAAACGACGTATGCTGATTGGGCAGATAAAAACGGATATATTTGGGCAAGTAAAGAAATACCTGCAGAATGGCTTGCAGAATAGATAAAAAAATATTATATTATCTTAAATGGATAATACTAAATTACTTTCTTCTGTTGAATCGGTTCTAGGAAAAGGTAAGAAAACTTCTGGCGGAAATGTCGCATTTCATTGCCCTTTTTGTAATCATCATAAAAGAAAATTAGAAGTTCAAATGACTACTTCTAATAAAGGTGAAAATCATTGGCATTGTTGGATTTGTAATAGAGCTGGTAAAAAGTTAATTAATTTATATAAACAACTTAATACTGGATATGATAAGATCGTAGAACTAAACAACGCTTTAGGTATTGTAACTAAAGATATTAATAGTTTATTTTTAGAGCATTCCGATAGCAGATCTACTTATTTATCATTACCTCCGGAGTATAGATCTTTCCTTGAAGCAGAAAATACACCCGATTATAGAAATGCTTTAAAGTATTTACGAGAATCTCGTGGATTTACAAATTTTGATATTTTAAAATATC